ACTGACGATTACAATGTCTATAAGTGTATCGCTAATGCCAATGGTTCAAACTCAACGGTTCAACCAACAGCGGTTAATCCAGAAGCACTAACCTATACATCTGATGGTTATGTGTGGAAGTATATGTACACCGTATCAGATTCCGATCAACTTCGTTTCACTACAAACCAGTATATTCCTGTCAGAACAATCACAACTGATGACGGTTCTTTACAATGGCAGGTTCAAGATGCTGTTATTGCCGGTGAGATTAATAACATCGTATTGGCAAACGGTGGTTCAAATTATACGAATACATCAAACATGGTCGTTTCTATTTCTGGTGACGGCACTGGTGCAACGGCTGATGTTTCAGTCAATACCACGACCAATGTAGTCTCAAGTATCACACTCACCGATTATGGTCGCAACTATACTTTTGCAACTGTATCAATCTCTGGTGGCGGTGGTTCTGGTGCTACAGCCAGAGCTATCATCTCACCACCAGGTGGTCATGGTAGTAATCCACTCTATGAATTGGGTGGTGCGGCTATAATGGTTAATGGCGTTCTCAGAAATACCGAAGAAGATACTTTTCCAGCCACAAATGATTACCGTCAGGTTTCTCTCGTTAAAGATCCTCTGAGACCAGATGGAGCGAACGTATCATCAAACCTGAGAGCTTTTCAAGCATACAGTTTGACTACAATTGGTACAGGTGACTATGCACAAGACGAATCGGTCTATCAAGGCGCAAGTCTTGCAGTCTCATCATTCAGTGGTAGAATTGTTTCATGGGACTCTGCCAATGGCGTGGCGGTCATAATAAATACAGTAGGTACACCCACATCTCAGTCATTGATTGGTGCTAATACGTCAACCAGCAGATTCGTAAGTTCGATTAACCCACCGGATCTGACACCTTACAGTGGTCAAATACTATATGTGGACAATGTGAAGCCTATTACTAGAGCTTCCGACCAGACAGAAGATTTCAAAATAGTTATCAAGTTTTAATAGAGAGCAACTAAAAAATGACTTTTGAAGCCAACACAAGCACCCTAAGAACGGACTTCAACGTAACACCATATTACGATGATTTTGACCCAACAAAGGGCTTTCATCGTATTCTTTTCCGTCCAGGTTATCCTGTTCAGGCCAGAGAACTTACACAAGTTCAGTCAATGCTGCAAAACCAGATTGATAGCTTTGGTAAACACGTTTTCCGTGAAGGTAGTATTGTTCTGCCAGGTGCTTTTACTCTTGAGTGTGCCACATCTGGCAACCCAATCTGGTATGTGAAGGTCGCTGATAATGATTCAGCTAACAATGAAGTCACAAATCTATCTCTCTTTGAAAAGCAAATCGTAACAGGTAATACATCAGGGCTTCAGGCCTATGTTGAAATCGTAGAAGATGGCGTAGAAACCACATCAGAACCAAAGACATTGATGATCAATTATATCAATGTTTCTAATGCTAACTCAGAAGTCAAGACATTCCAAGCAGGTGAAACTCTCTTTAGCCCTAATGTTGGTACTCTGGTTGTTGTTAACACAGATCCAACGGGTAAAGGTTCTATCTTCTCTATCGAAGATGGTGTATTCTTTGCCAAAGAACATTTTATCTCATTTGCTAGCCAGAAGGTCATTCTCAGCAAGTATGATGATACACCGACATGTAAGGTTGGTTTCCTTGTTGATGAATCAATCGTAACGAGTGCGGATGACGCATCACTTCTCGACCCTGCTCAAGAAGCTTCAAACTACTCAGCACCAGGTGCTAATCGTTTCAAATTAGATCCTGTTCTTACAGTTGTTGATATTAACGACGATATTGGCCCACCAGATTTTGTGACACTCTTCACAATTAAAGAAGGTATCATTCAGAAGACGTTTGAGCGTTCTCAATATAATGTGCTTCGTTCAGAAATTGCAAAGAGAACATTTGACGAATCAGGTGACTACTATGTTAACGGGCTTAACATTCGTATTCGTGAACATCTAGATACTGCAAATAACGGTGGTCTTTACGCAAATACACAAAACGGAAATAATTCACTATTATCCGTTGCAGTCGAGCCAGGTCTGGCCTATGTAAAAGGTTTTGAAGTTGGTGCATTGACTTCTACATTCTTAGAGGTTGACAAGTCTCAAGATTATGAACAGGTCAATTCACAGATTCAATCAACGCCTATGGGTTCATATGTAACCGTGAAAGAGATGGTTGGTTCACCAACTCTTGACCAAGGCATTACAATTCAGCTCTATGATAAACCAATGCAGCGTATTTCAAATACACTGTTCTCAACCGGTTCACAGACTGGTAACAATATTGGTTCAGCCGTATTGAAAACAATCGAATATAATTCAGGTACAATGGGTACAGCAGACGGTAAGTTTGATGTTTACCTGATGGACATTCAGATGACAGGTACGAATGCCTTCTCTAGTGTTAAGAGCATCTATTACAATGATGCCTCACTGGCTGATTTTGGTGCAGATATCGTTCTTGTATCAAACAATGCTGTATTACAAGATGCGGCTCTCAGCCCTCTTCTCTACTATGTTGGTTCAGATCACGTTCGTAAAATTAAAGATTCTTCCGATACTTCTGATGACACAACCTTCACATTTAAGAAAACTCATAGTGGTCTGACAATCGCTGTTGGTGGTACTGTTACAGTTCCTTATTCAATTACTGATGAAGAAACTCCTTATGGTACAGCCACTCTTTCAAGTTCACAAAAGCATGAGATTGCACTATCACTTGATGCTTCAGTAAACGTTCGTATTGGTGGTACTGCTTCTAATACAGGTAAGACTATCACAGGTACAGGCACAACGTTCACTAACCTCAACGCTGGTGATAAACTAGAATTTGCTGGTATAACAGGCACATATATTATTGACTTCATTACGAATGATACTACTCTGAACTTGACAAATACACCTGCATCTACGGTTTCTTCAGCTATTCCGTTCAAGGCCTATAAGACAGGTGATATTGTCGATCTTACAACAAAGGGTAATACTGGTGTAACTCGCGCGGTCACATCTACACCAACCTCATTGTCTATTGACCTAAAAGAAACTTATCCTTCAACTGTAGCGGCTACAGTCACATCAAGAGTGACTAGAACATCCGCAGATCAGGCCGATAAGGTACTTCGTCAGGCTCGTTATGTTAAGATTAATTGTGCTACAGCTGGTACAACAGGACCATTCTGTCTAGGCTTCTCAGACCTATACAAGATCAACAAGATTGTTAAAAAGACTGGCTCTGCACCATCATCACTTACAGACGGAACAGATGTTACATCATCATTCCGTGTTGATAATGGTCAGAGAGATCCATACTATGATTTAGCCACAATCACACCAAACATTACACTTGGTGCAACAGACTATCTGCTAGTAAGTCTAGACTACTTCTATCCTGACTTCTCAACTGGTGTTGGTTACTTCTCAGTCGATTCATATCCGATTGATGATACAGGTGCAACAGCCTCTACAATCAAGACTGAAAACATTCCAGTTTATAAGTCTCCTGTTTCTGGTCAAGAATATGACCTGAGAAATCATCTCGACTTCAGACCAGTAAAGAATATCACTGCGGCTGACTCAACTACTGTTGGTGGTGCAACAACAAATCCATCATCAAGCTCAACATACAACTATTCAGGTAGTGGTTTTAGATTACCTGCCGTGAGTAGCACCGTAACATTTGACTATTCATATTATCTTGCTCGTCGTGATCTTGTTATCGTTGACCAAGACGGTAACTTCTCAACTGTTCGTGGTATTCCTTCAGTTATTCCTATCACACCAAGAACACCAGATAATGCGATGGCTCTGGCCATGATTAACGTTTCACCTTATCCATCAATTTCACCATACTATGGTCAGTTGATCGGTCGTAAGGATCTAGCTTCATGGTTTACAAGAATAGCACCAGTTCGCTTCACAATGCGTGACATTGGTGTTCTGAAAGATCGTATCGTTAATCTCGAATACTATACAACACTGTCCCTATTAGAAAAGAACGCTCTTGATTTCCAAGTTCTTGATGCAAATGGTCTTGATCGCTTCAAGAACGGTGTCTTTGTTGATACATTTAACTCACACGTTCTTGGCGCAACATATAATCCAGATTATAAGATTGTTATTGATAGCAAAGAAAAGAGTATTCGACCAACATATACAATGGAATCTTTTGGTTACGAATATGTTTCTGGTACAAACGTTGTTAACAGTAACAACTTAATCACACTCTCATATTCAGAAGTTTCTTTTGCAAATCAAACACATGTTACAACAACAAGAAACACAGAACGCACAACATATCGCTTTATTGGTAACCTGACTCTCACACCAGATTCCGATATCTGGGTTGACACTCAGTTTGCTCCTGATGCCGCTCTGACATATGGACCAACAGATGAAGAAGTAACAGAACTTCAAGGCGGCCTGACAACAGAATGGGATGCCTGGAGAACACGCATTACAGGTTATGCCGTGTACAAGGGCACTGTATCTGGTGAGTCTGGTGGTGGTTCATCAAATCCAGACTATGTTGGCACATACTCAACTCGCGAAGAGGCTGATGCGGCCGCGCGCCAGTGGACATCTTCAACAAACGTAACTATTGAAACCATCTATGCCACAGAACGTACAGGCACAGAAAACTTCCTTGTTGTTAATAGTGATACACAAGCTCTTGGTAACAAGGTTGTAGATGTCAGTATTGTTCCTTATATCAGACCTCAGACGATCAAGATCGTAGGTCGTGGTCTGAAGGCTTACGCTCGCTTCTATGCTTATTTCGATGAGCAAGACCTAAGCGACTATGTAACACCATTAACTCAGTCAGAATATAATACAACTCTACTGAGAAACACGGCGGCTACTGAAGGTTCTGCTCTTCGTGCAGACGCAGATGGTATTGTTTATTTCTTACTGAGACTTCCTCCAGAAAAGAGATTTACAACAGGTTCAAAGCGTCTGATACTTACAGATAGCCCAACAAATGATGTGAATGACGCTACTACAATTGGTGTTGGTTACTTTACAGCACAAGGCCTCATTCAGCAGAAGCAAGACACAATTCTCACAACTCGTCAAGTTATTCCTCAGCAACGTGAAGTTGGCCAAGGTTATAATACATCTGAGTTTGAGAATGTTCCTCGCCAAGCAGCTGGCGGTGGTGGTAAAGGTTGTATTGCTTACTCATTTGTTGCTAAAGCTCCTCAAGGTGAAGAAGGTATGTTCCTCACTTCTATTGATGTGTTCTGTGCAGATAAGCATCCAACACTGGGCGTCTGGTTCGAAATCCGCGAAATGAACACCGCTGGTGGTGTAACAAGAAACCAGGTACCTGGTTCAGAAGTTTGGATGAGAAATTCTGATGTTCCAATTTCTACAAATGGTACTGACAATGCTCTGAGAGTTCGCTTCCCAGCACCTATCTTCTTGTACAACAATGTGCAGTACGCTTTCATCATCCATCCAGAAGCAACAAATCCAAACTATTACTTCTGGGTATCTCGTCTTGGTGAAAATGATATTAATACAAACACACCAGTAACCGCTCGCCCAATGACAGGTACATTCTATACAACGAATAACAACCTGAACTGGGATATGGTGCCTGATGTTGATCTGACCTGCAACTTCTATCGCGCTCAGTTTACGACTGGTGTGACTGGTCAAGCTATCATCGGCAACCAAGGTGTTGAAAAGTTCCGTGTTGCTAATGTTTCAAATGAACTGACTCGCTACGGTGAAGTCATGACAACTGGCGACAAGTTGACGCTTGCAGGCATCTATGGTGGTACAATCTCCGTTGGTGACCTAATCATTGGTGCAAACTCAAATGCTAACTCATCTGTCATTCAGATTGGTGGTTCAACATACACTATGTCTAACACCTTCTATAGTTCAGGTGAGAACGTATCCGTTTACTACGCAAATGCCAACTCAAAGGGTATTACTGCAACAATCTCAGCAGTGAGCAGCGGCCGCGGTTATCTTGGTAAGTTTAAGTCAAGTGCCAACGTAAATTACATGACACTTACCTCATCTAACGGCATCTTTGCCCAGAATGATTACATCCGTAACACAACAACTGGTGACTATGCCACAATTCAGGCTGTTGAAAACTTCCGTTATTCTGTTGTTGACTTTGAGCCAGCCTTCTTGACATTCAACAAGACATATATTGCCTTCGAGATGCAAGGTTACTCAAACACAGGTACAGCTGGTTCTTATAATAAGATCAACCCAAATGAGAACTATTACTTCAATACAGAACAAGCACTGTTCTCAAGATCAAATGAGATTGCATCTCTGTCAAGTAACAGATCAAACAAAGTAAGAGTTTCGATGTCAACATCATCTAACTTCTTGTCACCTGTTCTTGACTTGACTAGAACACATTCTGTATATGTTGATAATATCGTAAATAACAACGTTACAGGTGAAGATGGTGCATCTGGTGGTTATCTACAAAACAAGTATATCTCAAAGACTGTGACACTCGCACAAGGTCAAGACGCAGAAGATATGCAAGTTGTTCTGACAGCTTATCGACCACCAAATACAGATGCCCGTGTATGGGTTAAGATCCTAAATGGTGAAGATTCAGATACACTTGAACAGAATAGTTGGATCGAACTTGAAAAGATGAATGATGGTGATCTTGTTTACTCATCACTTTCAAACAGAGATGATTTCAAAGAATACCAGTTTGGTTTCCCAACATCATATCTGACAGGTACAAATGGTGAAGTACAATATACAAACAGCCAAGGTATCACCTTCACGGGTTATAAGTACTTTGCAGTCAAGATCGGTCTAACAGCCACAGATTCCGCTGTTATTCCAAGAGTTGCAGATTTGAGAACACTCGCTCTGCAAATCTAATACATATTATAAAATGAGGTTTTGTGATGCAGTTTGATTTCGGTGAAGGACCTGTTCCAGCCCATTATCACCCAAAAGGTGGCGGGCTGGTAGCAAATACGGTACTGATAGATGAGACGGCTTATGTTGGGCCATATGCAATGGTCTACGGTAATGCCAGAATATATGGTGATGCTAGAATAGACGGTTACGCCAAAGTATATGGTGATGCGTTTATATCTGGTAAAGCTAAAGTCTATGGTGATGCACAGGTCTACGGAAATGCTGTAGTCAGAGATGATGCAAGGGTGAGTGGTAACGCCAAAGTATATGGTAAAGCCAAGATTTCAGAAAGCGCACAAGTACACGGTGATGCTGAAGTTTATGGTAACGCTTTGGTGAGACAGTCGGCTGAAGTATATGAAGATGCTAGAGTGTATGGTGATGCAGACATAGCAGAATATGAAAAGATATATGCTACCTGTGTCTGTACAAAGAAGCCTCTGGTTGTGTCAGGTATGTTACCATCTACGGTAACATTCACAGACCATCATATTACTGTCGGTTGTGTTGTATTACCACCAGGTCTATGGAAGAAAAAAGGTTTGATGCTTATCAGGTCTTTTGGTCATTCTAAAGAGATTTCTAAAAAATGGTTAGATTCTCTTCTGAGTGTTTTAGACTTCTATGATTGTACAGACCGAGAAGAAGATATAAAAGACGTTGATGAGAAAGACCTTATTAGGCGCATCATGAGTGGTGATACTCAAGACAGAATCATAGCCAGACGGAAAGCACATGCAACACAAGACTGATGTACATGGAGTTTATAAAGATACCACAAATGGTGCTCTTATAAATAAGGATAACAAGGCTCTTCAGGCTTACAAGATGCGTAAGAAGAAAGAGATGAAGATCGACCAGATTGAGATTGAGTTAACCGGTCTAAAGAACGATATGCAAGAGATCAAAGAATTACTTAGAGGGCTCGTAAAGTAAATGGCATTAGCAAACGTAAACATTACCGACACCTTTGATGTTTGGCGAGTCCGTACGAACCAGATCATTGTTCAATTAGATCAAAACGATCAGGCCGTTAACTCTGCTTATAATACCGTCAACACATATAGCACCTCAATCGCAGCATCTTTCGCGAAGGCCAATAGTGCCAACTACTTTGCATATTTGGTAAATGCTAATACGGTAGCAGCTTTTAATGCAGCTAACACAGCCCTTTCAGGTGGTGGTGCCAATACAGCCTTCGATAGAGCTAACGTAGCCATCGCAAATGTCAACTATGTCAACGCTTATGCCCAGTTTGTTAATACAATAGCAATCGCAGCATTCACTAAAGCAAACTCAGGCGGCGGTGGTGGTAGTTATTTCGTAGGTAACAACGGACGTGTTGGTGATGCTGCTAATGGTAAGAACGATATTTTCCGTGTTAATAATAACTTTATTAGTGCTAATCTCTATTTCTCAGATGGTGAGAATGGTTCTGCAACAGGGCCTCTTACCGTCAATACTGGCTATCTGGTACAGATCAACACCGGTGCCCGTGTAGTAATCATCTAAAAGGAAAACGGTGAACGATGTCAACCCTTAGAGTCAATCAAATAACATTCAATGATGCAGGTAATGCGTCAGTATCCATTGCTAACAGTTGGAACATTTCCATCGTTTCTGGTGGTACAGAAGTTGGCCAGTTCAGAAACAACGGTGATTTCGTTGCAAACAACCGTATCTTCTTTAAGTCCGGTGGTTCTACTGAAGTTGCATTAAATACATCCATTGAAGCAGCAAATTCGACAGCGATTGCAGCCTTTGCTAAGGCTAACACAGCCGCTATCAATAATTCACCTATCTCTGCATCCACATTGACAGCAACTAGAGCATATATGAACTTAGTTAGTGTTGCTGACGGTTCATCAATTACTCTTGATATGAACTTAGGAAATAACTTCAATGTGACTCTTGGTGGTGCAAGAACTCTGGCTAATCCAACTAATACAACGATTGGTCAGTCAGGTATAATTTTCATATCACAGAACACATCTGGTGGTTCTACGCTGGCTTACGGTAATAACTGGAGATTTTCTGGTAACACAGCACCAACTCTCACATCAGGGGCTAATACCGTAGATGCCTTAGTTTACTTTGTAAGAGCCTCAGGAAGTATCTTTGCACAAATGACAAGCAACGTAGGATAAGTTTGTTATGGGATTACCTAATGAGATTAACCCAATACTGCTAAAATCTTCTAGCGGCGGTGGCGGCGGAGGTTCTTCATATACTATTTCACGCTCACTCCGTACAAGAGCTTCAGCAAGTGCATATCTAAATCGTACACCCGCATCATCTGGAAGTCTTACAACTTGGACATTTTCGTGTTGGTTAAAACGCGGTTCTTTGACATCAAGTGCTTTTCAAAATATATTTTTGAGTCAAACATTAGGTTCTAGTGCAAACTACGCATATTTTGGAATAGACTATAGTTCTGGTTATGGTGATGGATCACTTGTTTTTGAAGATTTTACATCAGGGGTGTCAAGAGGTTTTTATAAAACCTCCGCATCATTTCGTGATCCATCTGCTTGGTATCATATTGTTCTCAGATTTGATACAACACAAGCCATAGACGCCAATCGCGTGCGCTTTTATATAAACGGCATTTCGTATATTCCCACGGCTACTACTACTATTCCATTAAATCAAAATGGATATATGAACACAGGTTCGGTACCTCATTTTATAGGCTGCAATAACAGCAACCCATCTTCTAACTTCTTCGATGGTTATCTTGCTGAAGTTAACTTTATTGACGGCCAATCATTGGCTGCTTCATCTTTTGGTCAAGATAATGCCGCACTCAATAAATGGGAACCTAAACAGTACACAGGCTCCTACGGCACGAACGGCTTCTACTTGAACTTCTCCGATAACTCCGCAGCAACAGCAGCAGCCATCGGTAAAGATAGTTCCGGTAATGGTAACAACTGGACACCAAACAATATATCGCTGACAAGTGGTATTACTTACGACAGCATGATCGACACACCTACGCCGTATGATGATGGTACAGAATATGGTCGAGGTAATTATGCAGTTCTGAATCCACACAACGGATACGGCACATCATCTGGATCTGCTATTAGTCAAGGTAATTTACGCATACTTGGCGCTAAATTTGGCACATCAACAATACCTTTACCAACTTCTGGAAAATGGTATGCAGAAGCAACTATCGTTTCTGCCAGTCTTGGTTTTGGTCCAAATTTTGGTATTTCAGATTCTACATGGACAACATACATTGCAACTGTTCGTGCGGCCGCAAATACTATAGTAACTTCAGGTAGCGGTATAACAAATACTTATGGTAGTTTCACCAATCTAGTAGCAAATGATATTATTGGTCTAGCCTTTGATGCAACGAATGGTACTTTTAACGTTTATCGAAATAATACGCTAATTGCAACTTGGTCTGGATCAGGTCTTACGGGCAATCCAAATAATATGATGTTTGTGTTTCATGGTGACGCTGTAACAGATGATGCTCACTTCAACTTTGGCCAACGCCCGTTCGTCTACACGCCACCATCTGGCTACAAGGCGCTCAACACGCAGAACCTCCCTACTCCGGCGGTTGCTTCTGGTGAGACTTATATGGATGCTACCTTATATACTGGTACCGGTTCAGCACTGACAGTAACGAACGCTGGCTCAATGCAACCCGATTTTTTGTGGTTGAAAAATCGCTCGCTTGGTACCGGTGGTAACCACGTTGTTTTTGATAGCGTTCGCGGCGGTCCTTCTACAGAACTATATCCTAATACTACAGCAGTTGAATCACCATCTACCGGTGCTCTTACTTCGTTAAACACTAATGGTTTTACACTTGGAAATTCTGGTGATCTTGTTCGCTATAATAGCAGTGGTAATTCATACGTTGCGTGGCAATGGAAGAAAGGTGCAACGCCAGGTTTCGACATTGTGACATATTCTGGTCCTGTTTCACCAGGTGTGCAAAACATATCACATAATCTTGGTGTTGCACCTTCTTTAATCATAGTAAAAGCTAGAGATTTGGCTAGTAGAAATTGGTCTGTATATCATAAATCTCTTGGACCAACATATGTAACTTGGTTAAATTTAACCAGTGGTTCATCCAATAGCGCTAGAACAGGATATTGGAATGATACCAGCCCAACATCAAGTGTATTCACTGTGGGTACAGATAATGATGTGAACGCAAACGGTTATAATTATGTCGCATATCTCTGGGCTGAAGTCGCAGGTTTCTCTAAGTTTGGTACCTATGCAGGCAACGGTAACGCAGATGGTCCTTTTGTGTATTGTGGATTTAGACCGAGGTTTATTATAACTAAAAATTCCACTACAACTAGTGATTGGGTTCTAAAAGACACGGCGCGCAGTTTATATAACAATATGTCAGAAGCACTGTATCCAAACTTAATTAATGCTGAAAATACTGGAACTACAGATATAGATACTTTTTCAAATGGATTTAAGATCAGAAATACAGGTGGTGGTATGAACTCTTCGGGATCAACATACATTTATATGGCCTTTGCAAGAAATCCTTTCAAGTATGCCTTGGCTAGATAAACTAAATAGATAAAAGAGGATAGAATGTTTCTTTATAACGGTAAACGCTTCGATGCTAATGCTCCTTTCACTGGTCCAGACGGTACACAGTATCCGGCCGGTTGGTTTGTCACACCTGAGCATCGCGAGGCTCTAGGTGTCGTAGAAGTAGTAGAACAGACTAGACCAGATGATCGTTTCTATTGGGTTCAAGACAACGGAGATGGTACCTATACCTCATCACCAAAAGACCTTGATGATCTCAAAGCAAATCAGATCAAGACTGTAAAAAATATTGCTGGCTCATACCTTGCTCAGACTGACTGGAAAGTTATTCGTTCATATGATATGGGTATCGCTTTAGACCAAGAAACTAAAGATGCTAGACAGGCTATCAGAGACCGTAGCAATGAACTTGAAACAACAATCAATGCGGCCTCTACAGTTGAAGAACTTATAGATGTGAATATCTCTACAGGATGGGTACAAGACGATGGCGTTAATAACTAAACCATTTAACTTCGGTAACCTTAAAGGTACCGTCTATGATTTTGAAGTCGTGGGTGATACACTACCAATGCACTGGCATCCTCCAGAGAATACACATATCACTGTGGTTGGTAGAGGATCATTCAAAGCACACGGCCCAGAAGATACATGGGTCAAAACATTAAAGTCAGGTGACGTTGTTGACTGGCAGGCCTATCAACAGCATGAGTTCATCGCATTAGAAGACAACAGTAGAATTGTTAACATAGTAAAGGGCGGCGGCGAATCCACTAGCGATTACGGAACACCACCACAATAACGGGATAAGAGATGTCAACACTTTCGGTATCATCAATCACAGGCGTAACCAACGTAACAGGTAGTATCTTTGATGCTATGGGTACTACGGCTAATAATGCTAACGC